CTTGACAACGAAGTGCAGTAATACTTGTGTTTCCTAAGTTAACTTCATTAGAAGCTGTCGCTGTAGAGGCTTTTGCAAAATTTCCTAGTGAGCTATTATTATCTCCGGTTGTTGTTGTGTAACCCGCAAGAAATCCGACGCCAGTATTCCTAACCCCTGTCGTTACATTGGATAAAGCACTACCACCAACCCCTGAATTATAATCGCCTGTGGTCAAAGAACCAAGAGCTTGGTTACCAAGTGCGGTATTGGTTGCTCCTCCGTCTATTACATACAACGACTTATAGCCTACCGCTGTATTTCCACTATTACTATTAGTGGAACCTGAACTTCCGTACCCCATCGCCAAGCTGCCAATCGAAACATTATATGAACCAGCAGTGCCATATCTGTTGCCTGATTGATATCCAAGAGAAGTATTCTCAGTACCCGTAGTTAAATTTCGGCCTGCTTCAAAACCAACAATAGTATTCTCAGGGCCGGTTGTAATGTGATAGCCAGCGCTATCTCCCAAAGATATATTGTAACTTCCTGTAGTATTTGAATATAAAGAACTATGTCCTAAAGCAAGATTTTTAATTCCGGTAGTTATAGTTCTAGCAGTTTGAAATCCAATACCAATATTAAAGTCGCCTGTGGTAACTGCTTTAAGAGAATTAACGCCAACAGCCACATTTCGATTGGCTGTAGTGGCAGTATTTAAAGCGTAATACCCTACAGCAACATTACTTTCGCCGGTTGTCAGATTAGTACCAGCGCGATGCCCTACGAAAGTATTGTATTCGGCTCTGTTTGATGAAGGAGAACCAGTTAAAAATGAAGTACCTGAATTAGCACCTAAAGCTACATTTTCATAAGAGTTTGAAACCGCATCTGAAAGCCCATTAATGTCGGAAGCACCACCGCCTCCAGCGGTTGCAAAACTAACAACGCCAGAACCATTAGTGGTAAGAACTTGACCGTTTGTGCCATCAGCGCTTGGTAAAGTGTAAGCATTACTTACTTTCAGGCCGCCGCTAGTGGGTGAGATGTCGTTGGTCTGATGGTTAATCGTTAAAGCCATTACTTACTCCTTAAACGGCGGTTGAACCCTCAAAATCAGCTTGCGCCATTACCCACGAATAGCACTTGTCTAAAAAGGCATCACCGCTGCTTGCGTTAATGTCATCTAGGTTTGCGTTCAAGCGTCTAAACTCTACTGGCGCAGTGTCATCTGTGGGTGAACTGCTAGCAAAAGCTGAAAGGTCAATTATTACCTCAAACTTTGGGTCTGTTCCGCGTTGACGAGAAATCATTGACGTAACGATACGGTAGTAAGCGTTATTAAATGCAATGCCGTATTGGCTGTTGCTCTCTGTTATGTTGTTCTTAATAGCCATTTAGCCATCTCCTTCTAAGCGTATCCATTTTCAGATGTGTGAATTGTAGCTTGCCACCGAATATTCGTTGAACTTGCGCCTGTTACTGCAATCTTTAACGCACCGTTGCTTGTATCAGCCGACAGTGCCATCCCCCAATTTGGGGTGTTGTCAAGAACAGTAATTGCAGAATTTACCAACACAGTTGTTCCAGCACTTGCCTCTCTGCGGAGTAATCCTTCAACTTTCCAAGCAGCGCAAGCAGTACCTTCACTAGCTTTTTGGCGACCATTGATTGTACCGTGGAAAGAAACTAAGGTGTTGTTGTTTGCAATAACCTGATTGTCTGAAGAAGCAGAAGAGTTATTAGTTGTAAGCGTAGTCTGTGATGCATTTGTAGTGTTTATATTTAAAGTATAAAGACCAGAACAAGTAAACGTTGTGTAATACCCTGCACCAAATCCAACTTTGCCTTTAACCTGAACTAAACACATCCCAAGAGCTACAGAGTAGTCGGCTAACGCTTGCGACCCATAGGTAAGTGCAGAGGAATATGCACCACTAGCGATTGCAAAACCGCCTAGTGCTGTTGCGTAATTTGAACCACTTGATTTCGACATATAACCTATACTGAGTGCGTAATTATCAATCGCACCGTAAGATGTCGTGTTGTTGTTAATTTGAACAGCAAAAGAATTATTTCCAGATGCGTTAGCTTTTCCTAAACTTATGCTTTTTTCACCTGAAGAAACCGAACTGTCTCCAATCGCTATTGCATTCGTACCTGTTGCGCTTGGCTGCGCTGCTGGACTAGATTCGTTAGCTGTGTATAAGTCAGCGCCGCCACCACCAGAAGCAACCCAATCATAGTCAGAACCAGTCCAGCTAAGAATTTCTCCAGTTGCTGCGGTGCCAGTGTTTAAGTGCGTGTCAACATTGCTGTCAGTGTATGCCGTTGCACCAGCGCCCCAGCTTAAATTACCTGACCCATCAGTCTGTAAAAACTCAGACGCAGAACCGTCATTGTTTGGCAGTGTCAGCGTGTAAGACGCTGCCGCAGAGTGCGGTGGGCCTTTGATGACAATACCGTGGCTGTTTTGCTCACAGTTAAGAACAAACTGACCAGAGCCTTTTGTGGCGTTACCCTTGAATACAACTTTGCCAGAACCGTTAGGGTCTAAGTCAATGTCGCCGTTGCTTGTGCTAACAATATCCTGCCCATTGACATCTAAATTACCGCCAAGCTGAGGGGTTGTATCCTGCACAACATCAGTCCCTGCTGTTGCACCGGCAGCAATTCCGTCCAGCTTAGTACCGTCTGCCGCTACGTCACGACCGTCTATGGTTGAAGTCGTGGTAAGCGCACCAGTCAGAGACAGGCTGTCGGCGGCAGGACTTTCAAGAGATACCGCGCCGGTAGACACGTCCTTGAGATCAGCCATAACGCCCCTTATGGCGTCATTGATGCCAGCCGGAGAACAACCCTCTGAAATATCAGCGCCGTCAACCGCCGTGTTTGAGGCTGCCGTTGCGGAATAATCTCTTATCGTGCTTGCCATTTGTTTTTACCTATGATGGTTGTGTTATACTGTTGTTGTGAAAAGTTCCCAGCATAATTTCAGAAGATTTCCCATAACTAGAAGGATTTTTTAATCTAAAACCAAACCAAGTGTATCCGGCAGTAATTGCTGCTGACACATTGTCTGTTACTAAAGAAATAATTTGAGTTTGAAAAGACCCGCCAGTGTATGTTAGTGACGATATTTTTCCATCAGCACTCCAAACAATGTCATAACTTCTACTACCACCCTCATAATTTATTTGGCTCGCGTTCCACTGCGCCACAATGTTTGTGACCGCAGACTCAGACGTTCCGCCATACAAAATAACGTGTCCTGTGTTTGCCGCAACAGATTCGTTCTGCTGAATGGTAATTGATGCGTTAGTAATAAACCCTGTTCCAGCGTGAAAAACAGGCTGGTAAACCACTGTATTAGGAGAAGCCGAGATAGAAGAAGGAGCGTCTGTACTGCTAATATTGGTTAGCCCAAATCCAGACCCTCCGGCAGGAACTGTATAAGTAAGCCTTATTGAAACATTTCTAGTTTGAGTACCTGCACTACCGCGATAATTGCTGAGGCTAACTGCTCCGCTGGAAGGCACATTAACATTAACTGCGTTGTTTGCCACAAGGCTACCGCCGCTGTAAAACTCAGACATAGAGTTAGGCGCACTGTCGCTGAACTCAGTGGCTAAGTCATTTAAACTGATTTCTCCAGAAGCTTGCAAAGCCATTATATAGTACCAAACGCTGTTACGTTGTTTGCGGAAGTTATCGCGCCATCAGAAGCTATTTTAGCTACAGCCGTTCCATTGTAAGAAAACACTAAGTTATTGCTAGCAAAAGTTAAAGCAACGTCATTTGCAATCGTAATAGCTGTGTCCAAGACAAGTTCTGTTTGTGAGGTTACAGTAGCAACTTTAACACTACCGGAAATACCTGTCCCTGTTACGCTCATACCTACAACAATTGTCCCGCTGTTGTCATCAACAACAAGGGCTGTTGATGATGTAACCGCACCGTTTACAGTAGCGGTAGCACTGTTGCTAACCATAGATATATTCCAGTCACCGAAATCAGCTTGCGTAGCCCAAGACAGTACACCTGACCCATCAGTTACTAAAGCCTGACCAACAGAGCCTGCACCGTCAGGCAGGGTTAGCGTGGTGGTTGTAGTGACCTCTGTAGGCGCTTGGAGCTTGATAGAGGCGCTTGCGTCATCATCTTGCAGGTTTAGTACGTCAATGCCGCTAGTGCCGTCTGAAACGTCTTTAAGGTGCGCCATTTGCTCACGAATGGCGTTATTGATATCTGATGGCACCATTACACCTTCTGACAGGTTAATGCCGTCAATGTCGGTGTTAGAGGCAGCGGTTGCGCTGTACTCTGATATTTTGGTCTTTGCCATTCTTTTCTCCTAAAGGCGTATGCCTATTTATAGCACTATTCCTGCTCACCCGCTAGTAGACCGCTTTGTGAAGCGGCTGATACACCCATAAGGCTACCAACGAGGTTCTTAGCCTGTTGTGAGCTTGGGTTCATATTAGCAAGGCGTATAACAGCATCAATACTATCATCGCTAGCAAGTGCTTTAGCTATGGTTCTATAGGCTACTTCTGATGGTTTCTCTATAACGTCTGAGAGCAATCCAGCAGGTCGTGTCACTTCAACACCAGTAAGCCTTTTAACAGCACCGGCAACGGTACCAGGAACGTCAGGAGCAACTGGCTCAATAGAAGAAAACTTAGGCACCTCTGTTGTGCGGCCTAAGACATCAAGCATATTATTGATACCAGTAACTAGCTGCTCTGGGTCTTGCTTCTTTGCGAGAGCAACACCACGCAAAAGCTCGTTCATATTGGCTTTGCCGCGCCCAGTTTTCCTTAAAGCAGCCTCTACTTTTTCGCCTGGCTTTGCCTTGCTCAAAGCCTTATCTGCTTCTGACTCCATAAGAAACTTTACAATCTTAGGGAATGTTTTAGGGTTTTGCTTGTTCATTGCTTTTGCAATTTTCTTAATATCTTCTGGCCCTACAAGGTCTGGGTTAGATATTAGGTTTGCTACACGATTTGCCGTAACACCTTCTTGAGCCATACTTCTTATTCCTGTGGCGTCAAAATCAGCCATAATTGTGTTACTGAATTTTTTATACGCTGCCTTACCTGCACGAAACTCAGGCACATCTTCCAGTATTTTCTTTAAGTCTGTGACAAGAGGCCCGATGGTGCCGCCAACAGCTTTCTTGTTAGCATCTACATATGCCTGCATTTCTGAGCGAACCTGCTCTAAGTTTCTGGCGGTAACGCTAACATCTTCCGGAGTGTCCAGAAGCGTCTTGAACTTCTTTGCAGCCTTCTGAATTTTACCACCCTTTGGGGCAGATGCAGCCTCAGACTCGATAGACTCAATAATGCTGTTTATTCTTGATTTTTCATCGGGAACAAGAGCCTCAGAAAGTTTGCCGTAACCGGCTCTATTAGCAAACTTTGTTCTTGCTTTTTCAACCCTTTGTATCGCTTCTGACGCTGTTTTTTGCGTTTCCATAGCCATACCAGTAGGACGAATAGGAGCCTCATCAACCTCAAGCAACCCACGGCGAGTGGCCTCTGTTATTTCTTCCTGACGACCAGCTAATCGTGGCTCAAGAATAGCGCGGCCAGCCTTTGACCTTGCGACATCCGCTGCTAAAGTACGAAGTTTCGGCGCATCTAATGTTTCTGCTGCTGTCAAAGGAACGCCTATCCGTTTAGCTTGAGCTTCCAATGTTTTGCCATCTTTAATTTGGGCATCTTGCAAAGCTTCACGCATCATACGAGCCGCAGCAGCAGGTCGTGTACGAGCTTGTATAAGCGACTGCGCTACGGCCTGTGCGCCACCAGCCACGCCGCCTAAAGCCTCTGAATCAGTAACCTCTGTAACTCCAGCAGCAGTCAAACCAGCAGGCGCACCAATTCGTAATGGCGAACTTTCTAATATTTGACGACCTACAGATGGGCCAGCAACGCTAGGAAGCTCAGTAGCAACATTTCTGCCTAATGCCTTGGCAATTTCTTTGCCACCCTTAACGAATGGCCCCCCACCCAGCATAGCTGTGCCAAATTCAACAGGTGTCTTAACCATTCTACCAGCGGTTGTCTCAGGCACATAAGTAGCACCCAATGCTTTAGGTATTGCCATTTCAGTGTATTTTTTAGTGGTCGGAAACACAGAGTCAGGGGCAACATCGTACCCCATCGCTGCACCAGCCTGCCTACCTAAAGTTTCCACGTCACCAAAAAAACCTGGGATAGCTGACAATCCTGTAAACAAACCAGACTGAGCAGAATACCCGACATCCATTAAAGAACGTAAAATTTCATCTTTTACGCTTGTTGTTTTTGGTGTTTCTGGCTCAACAACTTTAGGAGCTACACTGCCGCCTAATAGTTCATTAACGATATCATATGAAAGGTCTTTTTCTTCTGGCCTTTCTTTAGCAGAAGAACCAGACAAAAGTTCATCAACTATAGAATCCGCTAGTTTTTTATCTTTGTCGGACATTACACACCTAAACCAAAAAGTGATTGCATATCAGATTTAATTGCAGACCTTCTTTCATCATATGGTAAATCTTTGTATTTTTTTGCAAGCTTAACCGCTTCCCTTTCCATAAGTATTTTTGTTCCATCAAGGGTAAGAACACCATCATCAGTCTCATAAAAGACATTATACCCTCTTGGATTTTCTTCGGTTCTTTCTGTTTTTTTAAAAATCGGCTCTAAACCGTTTTTCAAGAAATACTGCTGTCTTGCAACAGCTAACTTAGCTTCTTGTAAAGCTCTTTCTAACTTTGCTTTGTACTGAGTCGGGCTTGAAATCTTAAAGAAATCAGCTTCACGCGGGTCTGGAAGTTGTTTCATAATACGTTTTGCTTCTGGCTCAGACATTTGTGCGCCGGTAATGGCCTTAATTGTTTCGTTAACTTGAGTCCAAGCATCAAGTTGCCAATCAGAAACACGACCTATTAAGTCTTTTTGTTTGTCAGTGGCAAAATTACCCCAATCCGCACCTTTTGCGATAGCTAAATCAACTTTTCCACCAATACGAAGGAAATTTTCATCAAAGGATGACTTTACATTTTCTAGCTTATTGATGCTTTCCGTAGCATCGAAAACTTTAAGAACTCTCTTAGAGTAATCAGCTTTAGACAAGCCAAAACCAACATCTTCTTTTGTGCCGGTTATGCTAGTTGACTCAACAATTCTGTATCCCTCTTTTGCGTAATTATCTGCCTTTTCTGAGTCTTCTCTTACGTTTTCTACAAAGTTTCCTTCTTTATCGTAGACAGAAACAAACCCAGATGGTTTGCCTTCTTTCGTAGGCTTATCAGCAGCAACACCACCTACATCCTCTGTAGACCAGCCGCCTTCTTTAGTGCGAACATCACGAACAAATTTCTTTCGGCCTGTCTGCACATCGTAAATTTCATATGGCTTTGTTGGCTGGCCAGCAGAAGCCTCTTCACGAGCAGCCTTGCGCCTTGCTATGTTAAAGTTTCCAACAGTAATAGCATCCAGCATAGACTGACGCTGACGAGTGTATTGCGTTTCTTCTTCTGCTTTTTCTAACGCAGCTTTCTTTTCAGCAATAGCAGCTTGCTTTTCTTCAGCCGTACCATACGCCTCACGAGCCTTGCCTAAAGATGCACCAAGGATTTGCCCAAAGGTCATTGGCTTATCCTGCCAGCCGCCTAGCTGTGACATAGTTGACCCAAAAGCACCTAACGCAGCAGAGCCAGGTGTACCGCGTCCAGGCAGCAAAGAACGAAGCCCAGAAGTTGCTGTGGTGGGTGTAATCAGTGTAGGCCTAGTTATGGCTGATGTAGGCTGTTGTGTCGCCCCTAGTAATTTAAGGGCGCGTAAACGAGCAGCTTCGGCAAGAGAACGCTCTTGCAACCCTTGACGAGAGTAAGCATTACGAATATCAGAAATGTTTGCCGTGCTTGAGGAAGGCATTTCCATTAACCGGCCTGCCGTTGACAAGCCTGTATTTGCCCCTATAGTGCTCATATTCCTTAATGAAGGAAAAATTGCGCTTATTGGTCTGCGTGGACTCATAAAGCTCTCCTATGCCCTATATTAGATCGAGGTCACTAAGAAGACCTGCGGCTTGCGTAGCTGTGCCAAGAAATTCTGCGGCTGGCTTTTTAAACTGCGGGGTGATTTGTTCGCTGCCAACCGTGCCACCAGAAATAATTGCCATATAATCTCTTAATTTCTGTGCATCAACATTCTGCTCGAAAGCAAATCTTTCAATATCTGCTGCAAGCTCTGCCTCTGACTGAGCTTCCCTAGCGGCACCTACACCAGCAAGAGTGTTTAAATCGGCATAACCAAACTCACGCACCGCAGGAGCCATAGCAATTGCGTCTTGCTGCGCCTCATAAGCCATAGGAGCCAGCGCAGCGCCTAAAGCCCCCTGCTCGTAACCAGAGCCATAACGGCCAGCCTTAGAGGCTCTTGCTTCCATTTGTTCAACAACAGGGCGAAACGCGGCGCTCATTAATGGGTTAGTACCCATAAGATTTTGCATTACTACATCTTGTGTGGCCTTGATAAAGGGGCTACCAGTGATAGCTTTCTCACGAATGCCAGATAAAGCCATTTCTGACTCTGGAGAAAATCCTACGGTTGTTTGACCAGGATAATACTCAGGCTTTGCAGAGCCGTATAAATCTTTTGCTTGTTCAAGTCCAAACTCAAGGAATGGCTTTGCATACGCTGGTGGGTTGACCATCGTATTAATTGTTCTTGTGCTACCGCCGCCTTTACTCATTTTATATTTCCTTTATCAGTACAGTTGACGCTGCATTGTAATCTTTAAGCTGTCTTTCCCAGCCCTTGCGCCCGATAATTTCCATTCCACTGCATCCGTGACTTTTAGCCCACGGTACAATTTTCTTTTCTGCTTCTACAAGCTCATCCATATTCCCGCCAGCCAACCATATTCTGCATACGGATTTTTTCGGGTAGTCAACTACTTCAGTCACTATAACAGAATTTTCTAATGGAAAAAACTGTGCGCTACCGTCCTTTATAGCATCTATAACCTGTACTAGGCTATGAGTGTCTCCAGAATAAGCCAACGCGGCTTCTATATGATGAGCTAGTCTTTCTAGTTCATCCAATGATGAGGTAGGCGAAATCAGCGGTGTGTCCTTGATTATCGTGTCCGATGACCATTGTTCCATTGGTGCTTGTTCCTTTTACATATGGATTGTGGTGCCAAGGGTCGTGATCGACACCAGTAAAAAACACAAGGCTTTCTGTGCTATATCTAGGCTCAGATACAGTTGTCTCAGTAGAGTTTGCGCCAAGCGTGACATACCCGACACTGTTTAGGCCGCCATTTATTGTTCTATTAAGAACCTCAGAAATCTCGCGGGTTGTTGCCGTAATTGGGTTTAGCGTCCGAAAGTTTGCTTTGCGCTGTTCTACTGTCATCGCCTGCCAATGCCCCTCGCCTCAACATCTAGGCCGATAACCTTACTCCATCCGTTTGACAAAACCAGCTTTGCCCTGTGATACCGACCCTGTGACCTCAAAGGCACAAACCCATCATCATTAGGCGCTGTTGCGGCACCGTAAGAGTGAGTTGCCGTCTGCGTGTCTCTTGTGCCAATAGCCACAGTCACATCACCGTCTTGGTAGTACGGATAAGCCCTAGTAACAATTGAGTGCTTGCCGGTGCTGAGTGGCACCTCGCCAGTTTCAATTGTTCCAACAAGCGGCGCACCAGTAAATGTGTAAATCTTGTTGCCGTAAGCGCCACCAAAAAAATACTGACCGCCTTTAAAAACTCGGCTATCTAACTGGCTAGTCAAACCGTCTACCGTTGCAGACAAATTGTTTAGCCCCTCAACAGTATAGCCAGCAGAAAAAAGTGGGGCCAATAGATCAGCCTCTATCTCAGCCAGAGACCACTTATTCAAAACATAGTTATACATAATAATTTTATCAGGCTGACCTGTGGGAGACTGTGTACTGGTATAGCTCCACATAGCAACTTCGTTCAGTGGATCTACGCTGGCCGTAAGCCTATAATCATAGTTACTGTCAAAGTCCTTGAGAAAAAACTCATTAACGCGCTCCGAACCAATCGGAGATGCTTTTTGTCCGTCAAATGCGTAGAACCCATCTGAAGCCAAGAAAAATACAAGATTACCGCTATTGCAGACAGAACCGCTAAAGGCGCACCCGCGCTCAGACGCAACCTTGTCAAACTGCCAGATTAGGGGCGGGCCTGTGTATGTGGCTCGGTAAATAGCTCGCTCGGTCAAAATCGTGCAATATTCGCCGCCGACCAGACCAGTGATTGCGCCAGAGTCTGGCAAGTCTTGAAAATCAGACTGATCCACTCCGGGTGTCCAGCTTGTGATGTCGTTAAATCCAGACCATTGGCAGCGGTATGGTATCCGACCTGGGCCAGTGTTCACGTTTGCCGTCCACACAAAGTCACGCACTACAGCAAGAAAATCAGACTTTGGCGCATTTGTCAGGTCTGCAAATTCCGAGCTTGAATTCAAGTTAAAGGATTGCAACGTCTCATTAATGCCGCCAGAGCAAATTGCGTAATCGCCAAACTGGACAAAACGCCACTTCTCACTGTCAGTTAGCGAATATGGCGCGGCAGTATTAGTAATGTCGTCTAAATTATTTGTTGTTGCGTTGTGCAGGTAAAGTTTTGTGGCATCACCAGCAAACAGCTTTGTGTTTGAATCAGTACTCTTTGCCGCAAATATGCCTTTAATCGTGCCTGTAGCGGCGTTTGAATAAGACACAAACTCGCTCATAGAATGATAACCCTTAGCCGCTGGTAGCACATTTGTTGCTACGGTCACGCCGGGGTTCATTATGTCAGCTTGGTCTGGTGTCCATTGACCTAGTTCTATCATTGTCTTGCCCAAACCTCATTGCCAGTTGGTACTGCGCCCCAAATCTCTGAACCAACAGCAACGTCAGTCCAAGTCTCTGAGCCAATAGCAGCATCAGTCCAAATCTCTGAACCAACAGCAACGTCAGCCCAGACTTCTGTTCCAGACGCTACATCAATCCAGTCTTCGCCCAGAACGTGGTTATCTGAAACCGTTGTTATTGACGTTGTTACATTTGCATTATAAACGAATATACCACTAGATACAGCCGTTGTGGAGGTGGATACTTGGCCTTGCCCAGACATAACAAACAACGCGTTTGCTGCTGCTGATTCTGTGACGGCGATTAACGCAGAGCCTACAAGCCCCCTTGTGCGGTCAACAGAACTTAGCTGGGACACCGAAAGTGATACGTTGCCAGTGACTTGCCTTAGGGGCTTCATAACTGCCGTCGCAGAAGCAGCGCCAGTTATTGAGGCCGACATCAACTCTATGCGATTGAAATTAGCATCAATAGAAGCAGAAACGTTTACGGCTGCGCCAAATAAGTAAACAGCTTCTGCCGCACAGACAGTAGACAGGCTAACATTATTGGCGGCTGTTAACTCTCTTTTTCGGCCAACGGAACCAGAACCGAGGACAGATATCTGAGAACTAGCCGTAGACTGGGCTACGCGAATAGCTCCTGATCCAACAGAGGCGGTAACGCTTGCAGAACCTAATAAAAGTTTCCTAGAATTGAAAGAACAAGACGCTGACGCGTTTATATTTACAGCAGAAGCTGCGTTTAATTCGTATTTTCCTAACGCAGCAGAGCTTACGGAAATAGCTGCTATCGCATCAAACCGACCTTCAACGTGAGAGGCACAGACAACAGAAAGGTTAGCGCTGACAGCAGAGTCAAAGGCTTTTTGACGTACAAAAACCCCTGTGCCAGAAACCGATATCTGTTCAGCCGCGCTAGTTTCTTTGACGCGGTTTACAGAACCTGAAGCGGCTGTCGCTACGCTGGCAGACCCAGAAAACTTTAATATGCTATGAGGGCTTACCGCAACAGACAGGGCGGCATCAGCCACACCAGCGATAACCAAATCAGACGTAGCGTTGGCAGATGTGTCAACAGATATGTTTACCGAAGCTCGCGCGAAGAAGTCAGATATTTCGCCAGTAGCGGATAGCGATACTGATGCTGTAGCACTAGCAACAAGAACACATAAGCGGTCTAGTTTGTCTAGTTCTTCTAACGTGTAACCAAAGGTGGCAATATACTCTAGGCTGCCCCAAGTGCCTAACTGGTCTAAAGTTGGGTTGCACCAAGGCAACGACCCCAAGCTGTCTAAGCTGGCCGGAAGATCATCTAAACTTCCAGATAACTGCTCAAGCTGAAGATTTAAAAAAGGCAAATCATTCAGATTGTCCAGACTAACAGGCAAGTCATCCAGACTGCCTGTTAACTGTTCAAGCGTTGGGATACTAGTAGCCATTGGCTAACTAGGCTGCCGTAATGTCTAAGTCACCAGCAGCTATTTTTAGGATGTCGCCTGTGTCGATGAGCTTGGCGGCTGTAAATGCGCCGTGGATCAACAGGTTGCCACCTGAACTAGCGTCAAACAAACCAAAATGGCTTACCGTACCCCAGCTTGACGTGGCAGCGGAAAACTCAACAGCACCACTATTGTCAGCCGTGCCAGCTACCGCTGCATCGAAGGCCATAACCTTGCGAGTGTAACCATTTCCGTTTAGCTCAGTGCCACTGGCGTCATCGCCAAATGAACCAGTAGACAGCCCAATATAAATTGCTGACGGCATTGTGTATGCGCCAGTGGCCAAAATATGATCTAAGATCTCGTTCTCTAGGTAGTCAGACATTGCACTCATAATCTATTTCTCCGCTGTTGAGTTCTGTCTCATATAGACAGATTTGATTTGTAACGATCCTGTTCCGTAATGAGAACGCTCTTCATCAATACGCACTTCATTTATACCACGAGTAAATTTTTCATCATACTGCGCGGCTCTGGCTTCATCCAAAAGATAAACATAAGCTTCTGTCAAAGCTCCATAAAGATAAAGGTCTGGCGAACGTAAAAATAATTGCGGTGTACTTACCGCGCTAATAGCATCTACAGAACCTACATAAACAATTTCAGCAGTATAAGTGCTATCGGGTATCGGGCGAAGCTTTATTTCTTTGCCAACGACACTGTATCCAAGAGGCTTTCCATTGCCATTGCTTGAGTATGTTTTATCTAAAGATGACGGACTCGCATATTCTAAAACTGTAAGAGGGCTTGTATTTAACTTTACCTCACGAATTTCTCTCATATCTGTAGGCAAAGATATATACTCATCACCTGCTACAAGAGTCGCTGTAGAACGTTTTTCCTGCTCACGAGTTTCTAGCTCACGATTAATACGAGCTTCCGCAAGCTGAATAAAATCAGGAATTTGTGCAGTTAAATCGCTACGCGCCAAAAAGTTGGCAATTGATGTCTTTAAATCTGCGTAAGATGCTATAGCCATTAAATGTTACCGCCGCCTGTTCTAAAGTCTCGGTTTTCGCTGTCGTTAAGCCAAGCCTTCCAAGCCTTTGGGTTTTCACTGGGCTTACCTAGCGTCTTTAATAGGTGATGATACACTACATTAGGTATTTCCGCTATATGCTGAACGTGCTTCTGCGTCCCAGTTAGCTGGCCTTTACGCCAATCATCGGCCATATGCTTGTTTAGCTTCATAAGCGTGTCAAAGTTTTGTGTGTTTTCAATAAACGTAGAACCATCAGATTCTTGGCGCATAAAAGTATGCTTGCCAGTAGCTTTATCGGATGTAAGTAATCTTTTCATTATAACACCTATAAGAAGAGAGGGCGGTAAACCCGCCCCCTCTATTTTACTTAGGAACCGTTCAGGTCGAAGATACCAGCGTGTGCTTTTGGAGCTTGTACTTTCAAAGCCCACTCAGTCACAATTTGGAACTTCTCTGCGTCACCTGTTGCCGCAATTTCGTTCTCTGCAAAGTTGCGACCATTGATGGTGCAAAGAGAAGCAAAATCTGGGTCAATCAAGAACGCACGGTCATTGCCCATAAAGCGTGATGGAGCGACCTCAATTGTGCCAAAGTCAGTCAGGAAGACTGAAGTTGAACCAACGTAGGTTACTTCTTTTGCCTGAGTCATATTCACTTGGTTGTTTACCAAGTTTGAAGATGCTGTCAGGTTTGAGAAGTTCGCACGGTTTGTTGCTGAACAAACCATCATCTTTGGGTTACCACCATCTGTCCAAGCATCCTGCATTCCGTCTTCGATGAGTGCAAGTGTTAGAGCGCGGTCATCACCGCCTGTGATGGTGTCTGTGCCGTCACCTGTGCCAAAAGCACCGGCTGTTGCACCGACTGAACCGTTTGTCAGCCAGCAAGAAAGTGATGCTGATTTGCGAGGGTCTGAAGCAGCACGAGCAACGTCTGTGTCACCGATTGATTTTTCGATGTCACGGCGAAGTTCCAATGATTTCAGTACCTTCTGGTATGCCAGTTCACGGTCACGGCCAGCTTTTTCGACTGCATCAAGTGTCTTTGATACAGCGACTGCTGCTACTGAAATCTGGTGGTAGTTGCCCAGACGAGTAGTAGCTGTTGGTGTGCCGATGCTGGCGTCTGCGCCCTCATTGACGTAGTTGGTGGCTGATGCACTTGCCAATTCTTGAACCTGCCACTCAGTAAAGATACCGTTTGAGGTCTCTTTTTTGAGTGCAGAAAAGATTGGTGTCTCATCTGGGTCGATGCGATAAATCACATCTGCTAGCTGCTCTTTTTCTCCGACAGCGAGAGTGGTTGTGAATGTGGCCATTTTGAAAACTCCTTCTAAGTTTTGTTGCCCATCAAGTATGATACGGCTGCATCTACAGAACGCTCTTTATTGAGCCTGCCCATAGCCTGCTGCCGCGAACGACTAGCATCTTGCTTTTTAGTTCGTGGCTGACCAGCTTTAGCCATTTTAGGAGCTTGTTTTGTGCGTTTTTTAGCCGTAGGTTTCTTCTTCTGAAGATTATCCCACTGCATCGCCTTGTAGAGAAGTTCTATTGCTCGCGCATCTGTTGCACTAGCTACCTCCTCCTCGCTGAACCCAACATTCCGAGCGTAATTAATTACATTAACGCGCTCTTCATTTCTGCGTTCATCGTCCTTCCAAGCAGGAATACGTTCCAGCATTTGTGACCGTTGAGCAGACAAATGTTTCTTCAACATTTCTTCTTGCTCTGCGGCCTGCTGTTGAGCAACGTATTGACGCTCTTGCTCCACTTTTGACAAGTTACTCATCCGAGTGTCGTACTCCGCTTTGATTGCATTGTACTCTTCGGCTGTAACCTCTCTTGCTAACGAGACCCAATCAGGTTCCTGTGGAATTGTCTGACTGATCTGCTGTGCCACAACTTCAAGTTGCTGCGCGTAGTAGTCACGAGCTTGCTTTGCTTCGGCTGCCTCTTTTTCGGCAGCCTTTCGTTGCTCCGCAATCTCCATACTACGCTTTGTAAAAGTCTTCTGTCGCTGATAACCTTGTAGGGCTTCGTCCAGGCTGACCTCTATCTCTTCTCCGTCTACCTTGACTTTGTAGAGATTTTCTTGAGGTTCCTCTTCGTCATCCTCGTAGTCATCGTCTTCGTCAGACTCCTCGACTTCATCAACATCGTCCTCATCATCTTCGTAGGATTCAGCGTCTTCCTGAGTGTCCTCTTCAATAATTTGGTCTTCTGTCTCCATCGGTTCGGAAGCTTCTGCTTCCTGTCGCTCTTCTTCAACCTTGTCCGGCTCGGGGGTCGTTAGAAGGCTAATTGCATCATTTACTGAAAAATTGCCGGTTCCTTGCGGATTGTCGGACATTATTACTTCCTTTTCTCAAATTGTTGACGATTATGCAACTCTTGTAGAGTCGCCTTTGCCATTTTTCCATCCTCGACTACTTTATGTATGTAGCCTTTCAATGCTTCTAGGTTCTGGCAAAGCATATACAAACGCTCTCGTGCGTCCGTGTCTTCCAATGCGCTTTGCTTCCACGCTTTCGTAAACTCATCCTCTAAATACTCAAAGCTCTCAATGAATATTTCGTTTCTAAGTACGGCTTCAGCTTTGTCAGCCCTAGCCATATCTTGTCTAGCTTTTCCTTCATTCATCCAATTTTCTCTAGTCCCGCTAAATTATATAGGCCAGAGTAATACTCAGGCCGTGTTGCTGTTGCCATACGAAAAGCTCTGTTTGCTTCATCAAAGTCATACGGCTGTCCAGCAACCTGTAGCAAGCCCATAGGCGCTTGGTCAAGCAGCCCCATACGAGCATATGCACCAGGCTCAAAAGGTTTGAATAAAATATCTTCATCAATTTCTTCTTCGACAGGCTCTTCTAACAAGGGAACCAGTGGCTTGACTTCTGGTTCATATCCATCACGGCCACCGTCATCGTAACCTGTGCCTTCAACGCCCTCTACAGGCATACCTGTATAAACTTCACCAAAGCCAAATGGCCCTTCATTAAAGACACCTTGTAGTTTACCGGAAGAATCAAAAACAGGCCTGCCACCTTTTTCTAATCCAGACTTTATTCTGCCAAGAGAAAATTGACCTATTGCACCAAGTTTGCCAGGAATAGATTTTGCTTGCTCCATACGACTTTCAAACGTGTCTCCTAAAAGACTAGAAAAAGCTTGGTTTACAGCAGGGTCATCAAAATAATTGGAGTAACTAGGAACCCCCATAAGCGCACTAAAATCACCGCCTCTTAAAGCAGCGGGTATAGAGCCACCAAAACGATTGGCAGAAAAAACTGAAGGAGCAAAAATATTTTTACCGTTTGCACCAAGCGAGTTGGCATAAGACTGCGCAATTCTTTGAGCGGCTGGGGTTTGTTGAAATGCCATTTCAGAAGCAGTCATCGAAGATGGCTGAGTTGCGCCACGCTCTAAAATACTTTGAACTAAATTAACCTCAGCAGCACGAGCAGCCGCTGCTTTAGCTGACTCAAGGTTTTCACCACCAAAATCATCAGACAACCCAAAATCATTAGTGCTGTCATTGCCACCGGGGCCAGTATAATCATCACCTTCATCATAAAACGCAGGAATACCCATTGGCCCCGGCTTACCGGCACCACCATTAGCCATAAGCATCTGCGCTTCTTCGGGCGTGATGTAGGCCAGTAGGTGATCTTGCCCACGGATTTCTACGCGGCGTGGTGGGTTTTTTTCTTGCATTTTAGCCATCGTTACACCCTCGGCAAGTTAGTTGAAATCTGTGAGTCTGTTACAGCCTTAGCCACGCGAAGCTCTGCTTCTGCTTGCAACTCTTGACGGCGTAGCTCTATTTCCATTGCCATCTTTTCACGCTGTAGCTGTAAGTCTTGCTCCATTTTTTCGCGTTGGAGCGCAATATTTGCCTCTGCTTTTTGTTGCTCAAGAGCCTGCTGTGCTTGTGCTTTTTGCTGCTCAAGCTGCATAAGCTGCTGCATCTGCATTTGCTCTGGAGACATCTGTGGCTGCTGTTGAGCCTGCTGTTGCTCTGCCGTCATAATCTGCTGGGCATTGTTAAAGAACTGGTCAGCATCTTTAAAGCCGCCAATTTCTGCAATGCTACGAAGTGTATTAACGTACTGAGACATTGTAACAACAGGATTGTTTGGCCCTAGCTGCTGCAAGATTTGCTCTTGCTTTGTTGCAATCTGCGTCAGGAACGCAATCTTCTGCTCATCGTCAGCCGTTCCAAGCCCAACCTGCACAACAACGTCAAACTCGCTAGTCCACTCACGCGGGTCAATCGGTACAAAGTTATTACGAAGTCGCACAATGCGCGGCTTGTTATCGTACTTAGTTACTAGGTGCAGAATGCCACGGAACAAATCCTTAACACCTGTCTCAGCCATTGTACGAGCATAGCTTTCTAGCTTGACCTGTGCGCCTCTGACAGTCGCGCTAATAGCACTAGCTGTCGTAGACTGCAAGGCGTTTGCATCTAGCCCCTGTGACGCCTTGCTCATACCTGTGCGCTGCTCTTTGATGTTGTCTAAATAATCCATCAAAGGCCGGATTTCGCCGCCTACAGGGGTGCCTGTAATGGCCTGCACCATACCAGGCTGACGAGCGCGGATGATGCCACCAGCAGTGCCTTCAAGAAGGTCATCTAGATTAACCTGACCCTCAACAGCAACCATTCGTGGCAGTGTGCTTGTATATACGCTATCCAGATACTGACGCATCAATGTAGATTTAATGACCTGCAAGTCCTCAGTCATATCGTAAATGCTGCGGCCAATGAGGCGGTGAGGCATCAGGATTGGGCTAACAACCGCAAACGGAACGTGGTCAAACGGCTCGTTATGCAGAATGTGTGATGCACCGTCACCGATAGCACAAATACGGCGGCGTTCAGCAATGCCGTCACCGTCAAAGTCCACATTCATAATGCACTCGTAATACACGACCTCACGCAAGGTGGGGTCTGCTGCATCTGTGCCTGTGCTTGCTTCTAGGTCTTGGAAACGATTTGTACGCTCTTGGTCTACGTCTAGGTCTGAAGTACCGGCGTGTGCTTCGACCTCATCGCGGTCATAGCCCATTGCTACTAGGTCAGAGACCGTCATTGTTGTGCGGTGTGCTACAAAATACGCTTCTTCTAGGCTAGTAGCGCGGCGGTTTACCAGAAACTCTTCTGGCGGTACGTTTATGACTTTAATCTTGCCCTTGCGCTCTGTGACACGGACTGACAAATCATAAGAACTCTCAAGAGGAACCACCGTTCCATCTTCTTCCATATACGAATTAGTGACGGTTTCTTGCTGCTCAACCACATCAATATCTGGGTTAGACAAGAGCGCAGCCAGTTCATTCTCATCAAGTCCGTTATATTCTTCTTCAGTGACATTCTCTTCTTCCTCATAGAAATACTTGACTACACCCAAACGGAAAAGCAAAGCATCTTTAAACCAATTATATAGAACCTTATAGCCTTCATTATCGTGATTGATGATGTAGTTTACATAATCACTGACCTGTTCGGCACGTTCTACATCCTCTGCTGTGCGGGGGCTAAATCGTACATACTTGTCGTTTGCCGTAAACACCCTCATAAGGTTCGGCATAATAGCCTCAACCGTGTCTGCTACCTCAGTGGTGACAACTGAGGAGCGACCTTGTACCTCGTTGCCAAACGGCTCACCAAGGTAGAAGTCCATAGCGCGGATACGGTCTTGAGAAAATTCACTATCGAAATGATTTAGGGCATCTGTTACTTCCGAAGAAACAATGCTGTTAAGCTGATACTCATCCATTTTTGGCATTTGATTTTTCCTTCGGCTTGGTTTGCCCATACATACAGCAGCCAGAGCTTTTGCACATTTTCTTTGCTACACAGCCCTTGCAAGTCTTAAAACTTGGCAACGCTTCTACTTTGGCAGATGCAGAAACGGAAGCCTTTGCTATTGCTTGGGCTTCCTTGCTTAGTTCTACTGGCCTGGGGCGCTGCACAGGCGGCCTTCTCATAACTCTGGTAAACATCAGTCGCTTGCGTAATTTCCTGTTTGAATCTTGCTACGAGCAGCCGCTGCTTTTTTGCTCTTCTTAACCATACGTATTTCTGTTGCCGCATCTTCAGCCGCTGTCTGCGGCTTAATAGAGGCTGGTGTACGCATTCCAGTGAAACGCTCAATAGCACTAGGCTTTGACATTGGGATGGGTGTGCCTTTAGGTGTCTTGCCGTAGTTCATTTCTTTTTAGCTTTCTTTTTGAATGTTTGCTTGATAGTGCCAGTCATACCAATGCCAGTGCTAGTCATAACCGGCACAGACTCTGGTTCCTGCATAATAACAGGCTTCGCATCATTTTTATAGGCTATACAACGTTCCTGTGCTTGACACCGTTTAGGATACGGACATTTATCACAAATAATCATACTATTTCCTTTTCTTGCCACTAGCCGTTACCGACCAGTTCACACGTTCTGGGCCTGTCTTCTTCTTGGCCTCTTGCTTGCTAATACGGCCTGCAACCTTTGCTGGTCTGCAAGCAGGGTAAGCACGTTTCTCGCCTTTCTGGCGTCCACACGGCTTTCCTGTGTTTACATCAACCCACTTGTCTTTGAACCATTTACCTAGTCCGGCTTGTGCTGGCATTACGCTTTCCCCACACGATTATCTGAGCCGCCCCACTTGCCACCCTTTTCTTTGTACCACTTAGCAGCGTAGGCGTTAGCGTAAGCAGAAGGATAAGCCTTGTACTTACGCTTCGCCGCTGCTTTGGCTCGTGACCAAAGCGCAGGGTCTTTTGGCTTACTTGCCGCCACAATACTTGCCAGTTTTTGTGTTTGATGACTTCTTCATTTTACCCATTACCATTTCACCTTATTTGCCCAATATGCTGCTGAACATCTGCCCTTCGCAATATTCTTGGCGTGTCTTGCCTTGAATGATTTGCGCCGCGCCTTCTCTGATGCTGTACTTGGGCTTTTACCAGCACCAGAAACTCCTTGCTGACCAAAACGAATAGTTTTTACGCTGCCATCCTCACATTTAGCAACAACAACGTGGCTTTTAGTCGGGTGGCTGGGTGTACGCTTTGGCTTATTATAGCCGGATACGCCGATTCTTTCTAGTCGGGGGTCTTTAGGCATCGTACTCAACCTCTTTGATGTTTGATGTCTTCATCATCTCTTCAATTTCTTCTGGAACCATACCAGCGCGAAGACCAGCACTAACAGCCATACTCATACAAGCATCCATAACGTGATGCCATTTTGCTTCTGATGTGACTAGCAAACCTGCAACGTGCATTTCTAACATTGTGTTGATGGCCTCGACCATCTCCATATATTCTTCTTCAGTCTCATCAAGCTCCACTTCAACATCTAAATGCCTGTTTGGAAACTTTATGATGTTGTCAGTCATACTACCCATCCTGTATTTGCCTTGAGGCTGCGCTTGCTACTATAACCTCTTGAGTAGCCGCCAGCAATGGCACCGTTTTCAGCAAAACTCAAGACAAAAGCATCTGCTACGTCTGGACTTCTCTGCCCTCTGCGCTTCATCTCGTCCTTGCTCTCGACCTTCAGCTTACCATTAGACAGGTATTTATACCTAATCGCAGTAATCTCCTGTATCAACGTAGCATCATTCGGTATATGGCAATCTCTTGCCTCAAACCATTCACGAGCATTCCAGAACAACTCATCACGAAGCCGGTTAAACCTGTCCTTCAAACTAGCTGTCTCCGACACAGATATCGCTACGGCAGGCAAGTCAAGCTCTCTTAGCCTGTCAGCGAGGCCAGCACCAATACCAATAGCATCAATATAAATGCTTTGAGGACGTAACCTGTAGTTGCAAGCCTCATACTCAGAAAGTACAATTCCTGCCATCTCCATAATATCCCTGCCCTGGTAGGTCTTAATCGGCTCAACAAGAACATTACCCTGTCTCTTAGCAATCGCACTACGGTCTGCACCAAATCTTGCAACGTCTACTCCCCATACAACCGGCATAGTGGGTGAGGCTTCGACTTCTCTCTTAGTTGCTTCTTCAACCAAATACAGCGGCAAAAGTACATCATCTGATTGCGTAGGAAATTGACCAAGGACACGCACCCTGTAAACATTAGACTCTTCACCGTATTTGTCCTTCATCTCCTCAAGAAACTGCTCAGAAACCGTGGTTGCCTCGTGACAACTCACCGTCATCGTGTGCCAACGCTCACGCTGAGAATGGTGACTATCAAAGAAAAAACCTTCAGATCGCGTAGGGTTGCCGCACATAACCGTCTTCGCACCGGCTGTAGACATAGCGCCCTCACCGACCTGGAAGACAACATCCGGTATACCTGACGCTTCTTCACACAAGAATAACATATTCTCGGAGTGAAAGCCCTGCAAAGCCTCTGGGTTTTCCCTGCGACTTGTTCGCGCAACCGCAAAGCTGTCACTAGCCCCTTTGAGGCTAATCTTGTCGCTCTTGAACTCCAGTAACTGCTTGAAACCCTCTGGCAACTTTCTTGCCCACTTGTCAATCTCAGTCCATAGCACATCACTCAACTGATGCGCCGTGTTCGCCGTCACAGCCACCTTGCAGGGGTAATGCGTTACAAGCCACCACAGAACCAACCAACTCTGAAACGCCGTCTTACCGACACCGTGGCCAGAAGCAATGCTAACCTTATCGTGATTTGCAACTGCCTTAAGTGCCTCGGCTTGCCACGGCTGGGGTTTTGCATTGAGAATGCTGGTGACGAATAAAACCGGGTCATTGTGCAACTGAACGAGCAGATCAGTGTTCTCAGTCTTTTTCAACTTCAACAGCCTCCACATCAATGGTGTTATCTTCTAGCCGCTGACGCTCTATCTGCGCTGCTGCCAGCTTCAACTCGTCAACAAAGCTTACAACCTTATGCTCGTGTTCGACCTTCTGGTTCTCACCGTAAAACTTCGGATACAGTTTCGCTGCCCGCCACTTGTAAGTATCAATCACAACTCTCGCTTGCTGGGCGTCAAGCTCTCCATACTTCATAAGCTCAATAGCATCATCAATATCATCGTCAATCTTCTGAGCGCGAAGCTCCATAGCGACCTTGTACTGGTCGCGGAAATCAGCGTCATCACGCAGCCACTTGCTAATCGTCATAAACGTAGGGATTTGCTTGTGAGTGCAAGCCTTCCTCGCAGACATACCGTCAGAAACAAGCTCTATAAACTTCTTCTTGCCACGGTCTATCTCTTTAGGGTCAGTGATTTTACGTCCCATTTGGCACTCCTTTATTCGTCACATAGCAGACTTGATATAGCAGTGCAAGAAAACTTGCAACTTTTGGGGTGCTAGGGACGTTTTAGGCGTGGTAGAAAGAAGGGGGGGTAGAGGGGATTAGATGTGGAATGTTATATATTTATGCCGCCCCCCGCGCAGATTCGATGGGGGGTCAACCGGATTCCAGTTAACTCGCCAGATTGTTTTAGCGTGTTAGCACATTGAAACGCCGCAGAATAGCGCAGGACGCCGCCAAGGTATCGTCCAGGTTGAATCATACACGCCAGACACTAACACCAGCCAGCGGGCAAATATGGGCGATTGTCGCGCGTGTGGTGATATAATACCGTATAGATGTGATGCCCTTCTTTCCCCTATCCAATCCCCTAACCCATCCCCGCACCAAACACGGCAAGCGTTGCAAGTTTTTTTCAGCGATACCGTCATTTTTTTCTTGATTATGTCAATTTATGCTTTACGGTAATACATAAGGAAACAAACAAGGAACCCAAAACAATGACAAAACCAAACGCATTTGTAATCTATGACGGCGCAAGCCAAATTGACGGCAAGCGCATTGTGGCGATTGCTAACATTGCCAAGAGCCGCAACGGTAAAACCGGCGCAATGGTGCAAACCTATATATTGCGGCCTGATATCAATCCGCTTGAAGCTAACAAAACCGGCGAGGATTATTCTATTTGCGGCAATTGCCCTCATAGGGGTGAGGCGCATAATGAACCAGACCGCAAGACCGCAAAAAATCGTTCTTGCTATGTCAATCTTGGCCAAGGCGTTTTGATTACATATAAAGCTTATAAGGCTGGCAAATATCCTGCAATCAGCGGTCACGAAGCTATTGCTGCGCTTGGTGTTGACCGTATGGTTCGCATTGGTACCTATGGCGATGGCGCAGCGGTTCCAAGCTATATATGGGATAGCCTTATTAGCAAGGCTAAAGGCCATACCGCTTACAGCCACCAAAGCGGCATTGATACCGCAAGCTTTGACGCTGCAATCTATATGCAATCCGCTGATAGCGAAGCAGAAGCACAAGAAGCTTGGAATAAAGGCCACCGGACGTTTCGCGTCATTGACCGCATTGAAAGCCTTATCACCGGCAAGGAAATTTTATGCCCTGCTAGCAAGGAAGCGGGATATCTAACGCAATGCATCACTTGCGGCTTGTGCGCTGGTACTAGCACAAAAAGCCCTAAATCTATCGCCATAGTCGCGCACGGCGCTGGTGCAAATAACTTTAAACGCCAAGCGGCATAAATCGGAAAGGCTAAAACAATGACGAAAACAAACTACGATTGCGGCAATTGCAACCACCACTGGCAAGCCGACAAGCTTCAAATAGAATGCCCCGAATGCGAGTCGTTCTATATCGCAGCGACTAACGAGTGGGATTATCACGACAGCCGCGAACCACTCTTTGAAGACGTTACACAATGAACCGTGAAAGCATATCAAGCGGGCTTGCGCTGATTGCGCTTGGGCTTGCCCTTGTCGCGGCATCACTGGCAAGCGATGGCTTGCCGTTGCTGCTAACCATTGCAGCCGGTTGCGTATTGGCAACCGTTGCAAGCTTCATTCTAAAATAATGCTTGCAATCTGTTTTAGATTGCTTAATCTAAATTGACAACATTACGAAGGGAAACCAGTTATGATTCAGATACCAAAGCAAAAATCGGTTGAAAAATCGGTCAGGCTATCGGTTAGCCGGTCAGGTGTTGACCGCCAGTTTCTTGTCGAAGAAACCAGCCGCAAGCTTTGCCGGTGTTGTATGCAGACAATGCTAGACGACATTGGCGCGACTAAACAAGAAACAGACCAAGCCTATATCGGTTGGGAATATGAGAGAGGAATTTTGTAATGGCTAGATATTCAGTGGAGACAAGCGCGGTCATAACGCAAACGGTTGAGATTAACGCCGATAGTTTAGAGACCGCCAAAGAATGGGCGATGGATTTGCTCAAGAGCCAGCTAGAAGATTATCAAAAAGATTCGGTTTACGGCTCTAATGTTCATCACAATCATTTTTATGTTTACGATTTGGAAACACTACAAGCAAATGAGGCAGGATGATGGATAGATACGAGGAAGCATTTTACGCCGAAGAACGTAAAAAAGAGCGCGAACGGTTGAAAGATAACACAGTCACAAGCGCAATTGAGTTCGTCATTTGGGTTGATGAATTTGACCCATCTGAAGAAGAAATGGCAACGGTTGTACACGCCTTGCCAGACACTGAACAGCAACGGTTAAAGAACGCTGTCGCAAAAATCAAAGCAATGAAGGGAAACCAAGACAATGGATAACGTAGTAAACATCAAGTCAAAAACTGAAACAAAAGAAAAGCCAAAGAAATATAAGAAGCCAAGCAAGGCGCAGTATCAGAAAATGGAACTGATGCAGGCAGTCAGCGGTGTAACCGCAATCCTAAAACAAGAAGGCCATTGCGCTGCCAACGGCACGACAGGCGATAACGCTATCGCTTGGTGGAGCAAGGGAGAAATTATGGTTATTATCGAAGTCTGCAAGCACGGTCATATTGTGGTCAGTATAATGTCTGACGATATGAAAGAATCCACTTATCATCAGCTTATTGGATTCTGCGCTTCTAATCTTATTGAATGGGATTAATTCTAATGCCAAAAGCAAAACCACAAACGGTTACAATCGACAGCAATTACAAAGTCGAGATTGAGCCATATAATCACACGCTAATGCGGCGCAACGACAACAAGAAGACCGGCTGGGATACGATGGGCTATTACAGCACAATGGCAACCGCATTACGAGCCATCAGCCGTGATAACGTGCTAAAAGGCAGAGACTGTAACATAAACGAATATGCCGAAGGTGTGCTGGCAAAGGCATCAGATTTGCTATGTCACAAAAACCCCTAGCATTTACCTATTAAGCGACACGATAGAACAGGCCGGTCATCCGGCCTTTTCTTTTGCCTGTGACAGAATCGTGACAAGAAACCTGCAAGCTATTGATATTGCTGGTTAGTCGTACCAATCCATCATCGGACTGACACACTAGAACGGACGCGGTAGGCCAGTGCCTTGATCACGCCAAGATTGGTCAGACTGGTCAGTCAGCATAAAAGCGTGAACCGCCTTCTCAATAATCTGATAGGTGTAACCCTCATCCTTATATTTGCCGAATAACTTGCCGATGGCAGTCTTTGCATATTCTTGCTGCTTATGGGTTAGTGTCCGACACTGAGATGCCGATTCCTGGCGATTTGAGCGTGATGGACGGGCTTTGGCCTCTTTCCGCACCCAACCCTGCCAAAATGCTCTACAAGAGGCGTATGCGGCTTTATTTCCGTTCTTTTCATTCCAGAGCGTGATATCGGTCAAAGTCTCTGACCAGTCAATGCCAAGTTCGGTTGCATATTGCTTATCAGCATCATCCGGTTGCCAATCCACTAAAAGCTGTTTTTTTGATTTCCCCTTATTATTTATTATAACGGTTCTATTATGGTTAGTGTGTCTGTGTGACACCTCTAGGGGTGTCTGTGTGACACCTGTCTGTGTGACACCCACCAAGTTCAAGCTGTATAAATCGGTCTTGTTAAACCGCTTTTGCCGTTGCAAGAATCCGCTAGTTTCAAGCATCTTTAATTTGCGTAGGACGGTGCTTCGGCTGGCGCAGGTCATCTGCTCAAGACGCTCGACACTAGGCCAAGCATCGCCGGTGCTTTCATTGATATGGTCAGCCACCGCTATCAGCACCAGCTTTGCCAGCGGGTCTTTTATCTGCTGGTCGAATGCCCAGCTAACTGCCTTTATGCTCATTTCTTTTTCCCCTTTAACTCTTTGTATTTTCTATCGCACTCAGACAATCTTTCATTCAAAAATTTAATTTCATTATCCTTTTTTGTTATTTGTTTCCTCTGTAATTCTACACTTTGTCTTTCCTTTTCCAATAGTTCATATCTTTTTTGAGACTCACACTCTTTAACATTCAACCTTGTGTTCAATGCTTCGATTGCGCGGCGAGATTTTGACCAAGCGAATGAAGTCAATCTTAAAACAGCCATAACATTATGAACGTCCTCAAGCACAACCCTTCCGCTTAATAATTTCTCATCAAACTCACGCATAAACTTATATACTTCTTCATCAGTCATTTCATAACTCCCTTAAATATCCAGAATAGTAAACTTATCGACATCGTAATGAGCGACTATGCCATCATCCTGACTGTCGCCCCTGTCGAACCTGCCGCCATACTCAGCGGTGAATTGCTCGTTAAAGTCAATCGTTCCAAGCCGGTCTTTCCATTGCACGGCTAGATAGCAAGGTATGCCGGTATTGCGTGTTAGGTCTCTGGCAGCCGTTGCCTTGTCCAGATTCACAAAACTGGTCTTGTATCGGTTCATCTCAAACGTGCGAACCTTTACCTCAAGAAAAAACCATATCTTCTTTGTCACCAACTTATGCACCGCAAAGTCCATTCGGTAGGTGAACGGTATCTTCTTGTAATCTGCCCCGATGTGGTTGCAGATGCGCTCTATAACATCGGTCTCATTCTGCAAGTGAAACTCGGTCTCATAGTCTGCACGGTTCTTTCGGTTGTATTCCATTATTATCCCCTAAACTCATAATCCTGATTGTCAGATGTCTTTATCTTGTGACAGTTGGCACACAGTAGCTGATATACAGACCTAGGTTCCTGGCCAGCCTTTGCCATTGCATTAATGGTATTGGTGTTCTGTTGACCGTTCATCTTGACCTTGCCATTGGTTCTCCACTGTATTGGCGTAACGTGGTCAAACTCAAGCACACGGTAATCGTCCACACCGCATTGGCAACAAGCACCGCCAAGCGCGTCTATAGCAAGTTTCCTCATCTTGACCCTAGATTTACGCTGGGTTTCTCGCCGTCCTTTACTAGGCATCTCCCCAACTCTCCCTGACCAGCATACACCAAGTCTCAAAGCTGACAGTCGCTAGGTCATCCTTGCCAGCAAAGTCAGCATTGATGCTCGATAGACGGATAACGCACCGAATCGGATGCCGGTCATATTTGTAGATAAGCACCGGCTCAGTACCAGACGCATCACTGGCACGTTCCACCTGTGACCACCATTCATCTTTGTGTGTCACGCCGTGAGCATACCTCTTTGCCTCGACAGTCCAACCGTCAATGCCAATCAGGTCGCCGTGGTCGCCAGCCCTATATTGCTCTAGGTCTCGCTTGACATCATCAATGCCAAGTTCATCCATAGCCATACGAGCAAGTTCACGTTCAAAATTTGCTCCTTTTCTACGTCCGTTTGTCACTGAGGTTTCTCCCCATTGCCGCCGTAATGCCCCATATCATCAC